GTTACAATATTATACAGCACAACTTATTAAAAGACAGTGGGGTGCAAACCTTACAAAATTTGAGGGCTTGCAATTACCTGGTGGTGTTACATTTAACGGTAGACAGATATATGATGATGCGCAGCAGGAGATCACTAAACTAGAAGATGAAATGATCAACAACTACAGTTTACCTGTAATGGATATGATCGGATAGCACTAGCTAATTATACCACAAAAGAAGGTTTTGTACATAGCTCATGCCAACTAACGAGTATTTTGATAATTTTTATAATAGACCTGAACAGACTCTTATTGAGGATCTGATCATTGAATCTATTAAAATATATGGACACGATGTTTGGTATTGTCCACGTACAATTATAGCTAGAGATAATGTACTGAATGAAGATGCCCTCTCTGAATATAATTCTTCTTATCAGATAGAAATGTATATCAAAAACGTTGAAGGATTTGAAGGAGAAGGTGATTTCCTATCACGTTTCAATATCCAAATACGTGACGAGATTACGTTTACTGTTGCTAACCGCCGATACAATGAAGCTGTCGGTGATTATGAATCATCGATTCGCCCTGAAGAGGGTGATATCATATACTTCCCGCTTACTGAGAAAATATATGTAATTAAATTTGCAGAACACGAAGCTCCTGTTTTCTATCAGATGGGCGCATTACAATGCTATGATCTTCGTTGTGAGCAATGGGAATATAGCAGCGAGAAATTAAATACCGGAATCGAGGCAATTGATAAGTGGGAAGACTTGTATTCAAATGCAGTTGCTAATACCGATAATATCTCTTACGATGCAAACAATAATATAATCATCGATGCTAATACTGGACGACCTTTAGGTTTGTCTAGCAGTTTCGATCCTGATGATGTATTTGATGATAGCGACGAATTCCAAAGCGAAGCTCTTGACTTTATTGATTTCTCAGAAGAAGATCCATTTAGCGAAGGTGGCCAATACTAATGTTTGGAAGAACTTTTTATCACGATACTCTTCGCAAGTATGTCATTTTATTTGGCACACTGTTTAATGATATACAGATTAATAGAGAAGATGCATCTGGAAATGTTAAACAAGTTGTCAAAGTACCACTAGCATATGGTCCGAGAGAAAAGTTCTTGGCTCGCATTGACGGTATTGATAGCCAACGTGATCCGCAAGAACAACCATTTTCAGTTGTGCTTCCTCGAATGGGATTCGAAGTTACCGGTTTTAACTACGCACCAGAAAGGAAATTGCCAACACGAAATAAGTTTACCGAAGTTCAATTAAATGATGAATATGGAAAAAGAAAAATGTATCGGTACAATCCTGTACCATATGATATTAGTTTCACTCTTTCTATTTTCGTTAAGAATACAACTGATGGTACCCGTATTATTGAACAAATATTACCGTATTTTACACCAGAATGGACATCAACAGTACAACTAACAGAAGATCCAGATGTTACGCTTGATGTTCCGTTGGTATTGGTTGGTACATCACAGGATGATGTATACGAAGGTAGTTTTGAAGAACGTAGGGCGTTAATATGGTCACTTGACTTTACAATGAAAGGATTCTTCTTTGGTCCTACATATCGTCAAGGTATTATTAAGTTGGCCAATACTAATATATACGATGCAACACTGTATGATGATATTACTGAAGCACCTACTGGTACAGATCCAGTTCTTAATGTTGCAGCTCGTATTGTTAATAGACCCGGTCTTTTGGATGGTAATTTACCAACTAAATATGCAGATATTAATGTACAACAAGCCACTGCAGTTGCATCAATTGCTGACGGGCAAGTAACAAGTATTACAATGGTTGAAAAAGGTATTGGTTATTCTAATGCAACCATTACAATTACTGGTGGTGGAGCATCAACAGATGCTACCGCAACTGCTACTATAGCATATGACGGGGTTGATAGTATTGAAGTTACAAGTGGTGGTGCTAATTATACTAGTACACCAACAGTAACTATATCATCACCCGATCTTGAATCTTTGGCGTTAGGCCAGATTGCTGCAAATTCTAATTATGGCGACGTAACATTTATTGATGATCCGTGGCCTGATGATGAAGGATAAAGACATGAAAGATAATGCGCATCTCGATGACATTTTAGATGTTAAGTCTACTACTATAATTGAAATTGATGATGATAATAAACCTTTACCCACAACATATCGTCCGTCTCTGCATGAGACAGATAAAGAAGTCGAGAACGATACAAAGTATGTACGTCAAAATTTCTATGATCTAATCGAGAAAGGTCATAGTGCCATTGATGAACTGCTAGCAGTAGCAGATCAATCACAGCATCCTCGTGCTTATGAAGTACTTGCTACAATGATTAAGACAATGGGTGATATGAACAATGATTTATTGGGTATGCACGAGAAAAAACAAAAACTCACGGGCGAAAAACCAGAGGATAAGAAAGAGACTGTCAACAATAATTTATTCGTTGGTTCTACTAGTGAATTGTTAAAGTTGATGAATAAAGATAATGAGTGAAATAGAAGATATTATTGATTACCGATCGTATCTCGGTAATGTTAATCTTAAAAGAAAAGGTGTAACGATCGAGTGGACCGAAGAAATGGTCCAAGAGTTTATTAGGTGCGCCAAAGATCCTATATATTTCGCCGAACGTTACATACAGATTGTGCATGTTGACCATGGTCTCATTCCAATAGTACTGTATGACTATCAAAAAGACATCATCAAAAAAACCACAGACAACAGGCGCACATGCGTGGTTACTAGCCGCCAAGCGGGTAAAACGACGACTGCAGTATGCCTTATCCTTCATTATATTTTGTTTAATGATCACAAGCTGGTTGCTCTTCTTGCAAATAAAGGAGACGCTGCAAGAGAAATATTGGATCGTATCAAGACGGCTTATGAAGCTCTTCCTAAATGGTTGCAGCAAGGTGTCATCGAATGGAACAAAGGATCCGTAGAATTTGAGAACGGATCAAAGATTCTAGCCGCTGCCACATCATCATCAGCAATTCGAGGTAAATCAGTATCTTTTCTGTATATCGACGAGACGGCATTCGTAGAGAATTGGGATGAATTCTTCGCTTCGGTCTTTCCTACAATTTCTTCTGGTACGTCAACCAAAATTCTACTCACATCTACACCGAATGGTCTGAACCACTTCTACAAGACGTGCGAAGGAGCAAAGGCGGGCAAGAACGGGTATCAGTTCGTACAAGTACTTTGGACCGATGTTCCTGGCAGAGATGAAAAATGGCGAGAAGAAACACTCGCTGCAATGGATTTTGATACCGAAAAGTTCGCACAGGAAATGGAGTGCGAATTCCTCGGTTCATCAGGTACACTGATTGCAGGTTGGAAACTCAAGCAGCTCGTATATAAAGAACCATTAAAGGAAGTGGGTGGTATAATAGTATATGAAGATCCAAAGCCAGAAGGTAACTATATTATTGTAGTTGATGTGAGCAGAGGCAAAGGATTAGATTACTCAGCATTTCAGGTTATTAATATATCACAGATGCCATATGTACAAGTAGGTGCATATCGTAATAACATGATTACGCCTGTTGATTACGCAGCCGCAGTACATGCTGCTGCAAAATATTTCAACGACTCTAGTATTCTTGTTGAAGTCAATGATATTGGCGAACAAGTTGCTTCTGTTTTATTTGAAGAATATGAATATGAAAATATGCTACTTACTGAAAACAATGGGCGAGAAGGTAAGCGCCTATTATCTGGTGTAGCAGGATTTAACGGTAAGGCAGATAAGGGTATACGTACTACTAAATCTGTTAAGTCAATTGGTTGTTCTATGACTAAACTTCTTATAGAACAAAATCAACTCATTATCAATGATTTTGAAACTATTAGAGAGCTATCAACTTTTAGTCAAAAGGGAACGTCATATGAGGCTGAACCTGGGAATCATGATGATTTAGTAATGTGTATTGTACTCTTTGGTTGGTTGTCCAATCAAAGGTTTTTTAAAGAACTCACTGATATAAATACCGTTATCAATCTCAAAGAGATGAATGAAGAAAAAGTATTCAGTGAGCTTGTACCATTTGGTATTGTAGATGATGGTCAGAGCGATTTCGAGGATCCACAACCAGTGACAACTCGGGGAAATGATTATAGTTGGTTAATATAACAACTAGAAAAATCAGTTATTATAAATATTGTAAAGCTCTACATAATTACAAAAATACAGGGAGAACACAAATATGCCTTTTCAATTAAGCCCAGGCGTTAATGTTACAGAGATCGATCTGACCACTGTAATCCCTGCCGTTGCCACTACCGACGCTGCCATTGGCGGTGTCTTTAGGTGGGGTCCGGTAGGTAAGCCTTCACTCGTAGTTAGTGAAGAAGAATTAGCAGCAGAATACGGAAAGCCGGATAACAATAACGCCGAAACCTTCTTTACAGCAGCTAGCTTCCTCGCCTACTCTAACCGTCTTTACGTTTCGCGTGCTCATCACTCAACTGGTGATGATGTTCGCCAGAGCGTGTATGCTACAAACGGTTCAGAATATCTTATTGTCAACTCAGATATCGATTCAGATATTGTTGATGGTATGCTAGTTACTGAAATCATCGACGGTATTGATTTAAATACAACCATTGCTACAAATGGAGTTGATAGTACAACTATCACCGAAACAGTTGTTGACCTAGGTGCTTCAGTATCATCTGGTAATACTTTAGATCCTGCTGATTCACTGTTCACTATTGGTAATCCATTTGATTTAATTGCTGGTGAGCCAGTACTCATCGATAGCAGCAATACTCTACCTACTGGCCTTTCAAATACTACAACGTATTATATTGTTGATGTTGTAGTCGGCGGTTCAGAAACGACCTTTGGTTTGTCAACGACACAAGGTGGTGGTAAGATTACGCTCACTAACACTGGTGACGGTGATATGACTGTTACTCGTAGCGGTGCGTCTCGTATCACCATGTCAAAAAATTATACTGGC